TGTTTTTGATTTGATTATCAGAAAGTTCTTTGCAAAATAAGGCAAATCGTCTTTCAGTCTTTGCAATAGTTTTATATCAAGTTCAGCCATTCACGACCTCACTTCAACTGGTCTAATACATCAACTAAAGAAACACTTTCGATTTTATGTTTATCTACAAAGTGTCCTGCTAATTTTCCTTTAAGTTCAATCGCTTTGATTTCTTGGTTGTAATTACCTTTATCTTTTCTTGCACGTTTTTGAACATCTGCTAATTCATCAAAACAATCTTTTGCAGAATATTTTATTTCATCTTCAAACACTTGTTGAATGTTGCTTTCAGCCTGTTTTACCCATAGGGTAACCTTAGGGTGTTTTAGCATTTTGCTTGCTTCAACGTTGATTGCTTCATCAGACATATTGCTACAATCGTACGCAGAACGATATGCTTCGCTTGCATTATTCCCATTTATTGAATAATGCAGAACGAACGCTTGTTGTTTGTCTGTTAGTTTTGGTAATTCTTTAGTCATGACTTATTTCCGAAAATAATTTTTTAAAGAAAAGCGGTTGTAAGTTCAACCGCCTTGTACATGTTTAGGGATGAGGAGCTACTTTATGAAAAGAAATTTGGGAGTGAATAGGGGAATATGACAAACCCCTATTCAGCGAATTTAAAACGCAGTCGAGTCGTTTTAATAATTTATTGTTTTGATTAACTTACGCTTATTAGTTCTATAATCACAAGCGTATTGTCTAATCTGAACGGTTTTACCGTCTTTGTTTTTAATTTCAACGTTCTTACCATAAACCCATTTAAAGTATTTTGTATCAGCGTCAACCACTTTGTTTTTAATTCTTTTCTTTTCACGTTTGATAACCTTAACGGCTTCTTCGTTGTGGTAATGGTCAATAAATGGTTTATCGTCTTCTGTTCTGGTTTCGATTAGCATAGCAATTTCTTTATCGCAAACTCTGCAAGTTCCAATGATAAGAATTCTATCCGTAAACCCTTCAATATCTTCTAATTCTTGAACCTCTGTAACACTGCTGTTTGTGTTACATTTCTTACAATGTATTAACATTCGCTAAAACTCCCTCTGTACATAGTTTACCTATGTACACCGATTACTACTCTGATAATTGCATAGCTCCCGCTTTTCGTTTTTAACGAATATCAATTTCTATTTCGTAATCTACAGTTTCAGATGTTACAAAATTTTTTTTAAAAAATCTCGTTGATTGATTGATTGATTATTTTACAAATTCGCCTGAAACCCTTTTTGTTATTTTAAAAAATTCGTGTTTACATTTTGTTACAATGTGTTAATATTTTCTTGACAGTTTTTCTTTACTTGTTCTAATTATTTGTATTGTTTTACTTGTTGCAACTGCATTTGAAAAAGAAAAAATAAAAAAATTTCGTTCCCTCTTAAAGATAAAATTTTAATTTATTAAAATTTTATTGTTATGTAATGTTATGTTATGTAATGTTATGGTATAAAATTTCTCTACACCGTGTATAGAAATTTCTATACGTAAATTATACGCACGTATAAAATATATATACATTCGTATAAAAAAAGAATACGCACGTATAAAATACTTATACGCACGTATTCAAAAACTTATACACGTGTATTACACACGTATTAAAACATTTTACGGTTCATCTGCTTGTATCTATTATCCATTTCTTGTTGACGTCTATAATAGTCTTGCGTTTCTTGTTGTCGTCTTAGGTTTTCCATTTGTCTTTGTTGCTCTTGTTGTTGTTCATAAATTCTGTTTTGACGCATACGTTCGTTAATGTCAGAAGAATTATTTAACCAATCATTACCGTATGATGTGTAAGCAAATACTGGTGTAGATAAACAAATGGCAACAACTGCTAAAATTAAATTTCTCATAACCACTCCTTTTTGATTTGTGTACTACTATTATAACACGAAATTTATTCTTTACCTTTACATTTAAGTTTTTGTAGCATAACTTCCTTTCTGTTTCAGCCTTTCTTTATATAGAAAGGAGTCCATTCAATGACAAAAACCGAACTTTTAAAAATATACTACGCTTTGCGTTGTGTTTTTGGAACTAAAGAAGCGAATAGAATACTTGAAAATCTTATAAAAACTATTGGTTCTTAATTCCATATTTTGCCAAAAGACCGTTGACTTCTTTGAGTAATTCCTCTTTGACGTCATCAAACTTAGGTGCAATAAACATTTCGCCTTCGTCTGCAATAAACCAATTCAAGTTTATTTTATGTTTTGAGCAAAGCAAAACCAACATAGAATATGGTGGATTGTTTTCTTCACGTTCATACGAAGCGTAAGTTCTGGCTGAAATGTTTAATAATCCTGCCATTTCATCCTGCGTAACTGAAAAATGTTTTCTAATAGTTTTTAATTTTGTGCCAAACATATCTACACCTTTTGTATGAAGTTTTGTAAAAATACATAATTTATGTTGACAACCAACATGATTTATGTATAATTGTATTATGCCATTCAATCATTGATTGATTGAATAATAACATAAAAACACGAGAACGACAAAATTTGCCGTTTATTTCGTGTAGCTTAATATGTCAAAAATCAAAAAGAAAGGCGGTTTACAAGTGAGAGTTAAGCGAGAAAGAATGACTTCTACAACTGTTCAATTCACTGATAAACAGTATGAAATCAGCGAAGAAGCAATGATAGAAGAAGGCGTTAGAAATTTTGCCGAACACGTGCGTAATGCATTGAATTATTACCACCAACAAAAATATCCGCATTTGGTTAAGTAGGCAACTATGAAGGGAGTTTTAGCGAAAATGAAAACAGTTATTATGAAGTTTCCACTTCAAAGATTTATCCACAATCTTTATGAAGAAACAAAAAGAAAACAAGACGAGATTTTAAGAAAGAAAACAAATTTTCTTTACCGTGAAGCGTACAGATATTTTTTAGATTTGTATCTAATCAAGGTTGCAAACGAAAGACGTGTTGACTTACCTGCGTTTATGTATGAACGAGGTTATGTAGTTTGCAAAGAAGCTATGTATAAAGCAGAAGAAGTTATGCTTCAAGTTATTAAAGACGGTAGAGTCAGCCAATGTTACACAAAAAGAATTAAAGAGTTACGCAAAAGAGGTTTCTAATGGCAAACGACGGTTCAAAAATGACAAATCCGTGGTTTGAACACGACGAGAACGCAAGCAATGACGGAAAGATTTTAAAAATGTTTCGTGATTTCCGTAAACTTGTAAAAACTCTTGATGATAGAGATAAAGAAGACCTTGCAGTTCTTGGTTCTTATGCTATATTCTGGCGAATTGCTGAATATATGCACGGTGATTTGCTTGCAGTTGATGAAGCAGACGTTATTGCTGATGACCTTCGTATTGATACACGTTTTGTTGAAATGATTTTAAAAGATTATGAACTATTCAGAGAAGAAAACGGTTATTACATTTCTGATAGAGTTCTTAAAAATCTTGAACGCAGAAAAGAAAAATCTAAAAAGAATTCAGACGCAGTAAATATTCGTTGGTTACTTTACGCATTTAACGAAGCCTACAAGGAATTTTTCAAAGAAGAACCTGTTTTAACAAGTAAGGAAATTGAAAGTCTTAAAAATTATGCAAAGAAAATTCCAGATTTAAAAGATAAATTACGTGATATTATTTACACTTTATCAACTTTAAAATTTGAAAAAGCTGATATAAAGTTTGTTCCTTGTGCAAATTGGCTTCTTAAAGATAATAACCTTGCACGAATATATAACGGTGAGTTTGGAAATCTTAAACACAAACCTACGGAAAAAGAATTAAAAGAAAAACAACGCAAAGAAGCGGAAATAGAAGCAGAGAGAAACAGACCTTCTGAACTTGAAGAAAAGTGTTTTGCTTGTTCTGGTAAAGCAGAAGCTCTTAGTATTATCAAGTCGTATTACGAAGACAAAGAAAAACCGAAAGTTTTTCAAGGTCGCTTAATGATTTTACCAACTTTAAAAACACTTTTAGAACGTTTTGACATAACTAATAAAGAGGTATTAGAGATATGGCAAGACTAAACAAAGTAATGAATGACGAAATCAAAAAGTATCAAGGTCGTATTTATTACCTTGAAGAACGTTTTGACGCATACGGAAATATGAAAACTCCAAGCGTTGAACCTGCTACATGGATACACGATACAAGTTGTTACGACCATTGTTCTTTTGAATTACATCACATTATAAAATTCACACACTACGAACAAAATAAAAAATGGTATCAATCGCAAGGACTTGAAAACTGTTTAATTTTGATACGCAAGAAAATGCACCAACATCTTGAAAATCCAATTCATGAATTACCGAACGAAGTGTTTTATAACACTTACAAAATCAATAAATGGGAGCTTGTGTTTAACAAAGCTGAATTCTTAAACGGAAATTATCCGAAAGTTTTAAGCAAACCAACACAAAGCGAATTAGACTATGACGGTTGTTTTGATAGTTTATACGACGAAGCAGGGAGTGATTAACTATGGCAAAAAAACGTTTTATTCGTAAACCTTCAAAATATGAAGACCAAGCTATTCTAATTCATAGCGTTGTAACCGAGATTATCGAACGCAACAAGGAATATTCAGATAGCAGAATTAAGAACGTTTTTAGATGTAAATCTTCTGTTATCCCAGAAGGTAGAATGTGCATACTCTGGGGAAGAAGTGCGATTGAAGTAGGCGACGAAGTCCAGATGAAAGGACGAATGATTGACAACTGCGGAAAAGAGGTCTTTCTTGTCTGGTCAATGATGTTTATCAGAAGGGGCGAAAATGGATAAAAATTTGAACCTTGCGTTGTTTGCAATCGAACACGTTTCAGACAACGACCTTGAATATTTGTTTGAAGCAATTCAACAAGAAATAAATTTTAGGAAATACGAATGCAAGAAGAAACGTTTAAAAGCTACCGTGAATTTAATAAAAAATTCCCGACAAGAATGTATAAATGCACCAACTGCGGAAACCTCACAACCGATAAATATAATTGCGTGAAATGCGGTTGGCGTGCAGACGGACTACTTAAGACGTGGGGTAAAGGTTATAAATACACCATTGAAGATATAGGTGTTACAGAGGAAATTTTCACACCGATAGAATTATTGAAAGAAAGCGAGGAAAAATGAACCCAACTTTAGAAGACTTAGAAAGAGAGTACGCACAATTAGAACAAGAAGTGCAAAAGATTAAAGCAATTATTGACGCAAGCGATACTTCTACGTTTGAAATCTTTATTGAACAGATTAAAGAAGAAATGATTGATAACGTTAAAGAAGAAGATTTTAAAACCTTGAAACAAAATAAATTAAAGGTTGAGAAGTTCAGAGAGATTATAAAAATTATCCAGAACCAAACTAAACTGCTTGAACAAAAGACTGCAGAAATGCAAGATTTACAATGGAAGATTGAACATTTCCAACATTCTTTACCGTTAGAAATTCCAGGACAAGCTGTTGAAACAGGGTTTTCTTTAGAGATAAACGACAACGAAACACACGATATAAAAACAGGCGACGTGTTCAAATATAAAGACGTAAAGGACGAGTTCGCTACATTCTATCTTGTTAAGAAATCAGCCGAAATGGAAGGTAGCTTTGCAATTATTTCTCACGCATTAGAGGGCGAAAGATGTTTACAATATCCAAGCAACTTTAAACTTATTGAGAAAGCAAAATATATTGGCAATATCTACGACGAGAATGCAGACGAAGAAGTTGTTGAAGCATTGTCTTTAATCGCAGGAAGTCAAGAAGCAGAAGCAACTGCAGAATAGGTTAGTGGGGGAAGCGTCGGACATGCAGGACATCAACAAATATTTAAACCGAATAATCGAAGGGGATAGTAGGGAAATCTTAAAAGAATTTCCAGACGGTTCTGTTGATTGTGTATGTTCCGACGTACCTTACTTAATCGTAACAGGCGGTGTTGCAGGTATTAAAAAAGGTATTCATACAGGCGGTATTCTTAACCGTAAAGACTTAGAGAATTCTAAGGACTTGAAAAAGAAATGGCTTCGTAAAAATGAAGACAACGTTGACTTCATAACTTCTGGTAAATTCTTTGAGAACGTACCGAAGTTTGAAGAATGGTTGCCAGAAGTTTATCGAGTTCTTAAAGACGGTTCGCATTGTTATCTAATGATTAACTCACGTAACCTTAAAGAACTCCAGACAAAAGCCGAAGCAGTTGGTTTTAAGTTTTTAAATCTTCTGGTCTGGATAAAGAATAATAAAACACCTAATAAATACTATATGCAACAATGCGAGTTTATTTTGATGTTACGCAAAGGCTACGCTAAGAACATAAAAGTTATGGGAACTTCAAACGTTTTTCAAGTTGCTAATCCTACAGGTAATAAATTTCATCCGAACGAAAAACCTGTTGAACTTATGAAAGAATTGATTTTTCAATCAACTAATTCAAACGATGTTGTTCTTGATATGTTTTGTGGTTCTGGTTCAACTTGCGTTGCTTCAAAAGAACTAGGTCTTAATTATATCGGTATCGAGTTGGAAAAGAAGTACGCTGATATTGCAAAAGGCCGTGTTGCTAATCCGCTTAAGAAAAGAGAAGAAAACGAGCAAATAAATTTATTTACGGAAGGAATATAAAAATGATGTTAGGAATAGTTTCTACAGGCGAAACAAAAAATATGTTGAACTTCTTTGAAGTTTCAACTGGCAAGAATATTTGCATAATGAAATCAGATTTTATTGACGCAGTTCATAGATTGCGTTTATGGCGAGAACATCAATACGCAGATAATTTTTCAAGTCAACTTTTCTGTTTATTCTGCAAAGCTGATATGAATAATAAACGAAAATTCTTTGAGGGTTTTCCTGCAGAAATGACTGTTTATTTATTGTGGTATCACTCACACTCAGAAGACGAGTTTTTTAATCAGTGGGGCAATATTACATTCGACGACCCTGCTGAAAATATACCGCTTATAAAAAATCCTGTAGATCCAGAGGGCGACCAATGCAACCTGTAAGAATTCAATTTGCAACCGCTATTGCAAACGAAGCATTGAAAGACCCAGAACTTATCACAAACTTTATCAATATAGTAGCGGACGAATGCAGTAATGCAGAATTGTTTAGAATATATCAAATATTCTTTCAATCGAAAAAAGTAGCAAAAGACAATCCAAACTTAAAGAATTGAGGTAAATAACAATGTATGAATTATTAGAAAGAAAAAGATTTTTATTAAAATCGTGTATGATTTTTGTCTGTTTGTTATCAGCGTGGATGACTATCGACGGAATTTATTTAATCTATAAAGGTGCTACAAGTGCAGGCATAATGTCCTTTGTTGTG